AAACAATAATTTATTTTAATTATTTAAATTTAATTATAAGCAAACAAAAAAAGCCCTACCTACAACTAAGTAAGTAAGGCTTTTTTATTGCTTATTTAAATGTTCCCCAAGCTGTGGAGTTGTAACGAACCGGCAAGAATACATGCACACCATTATAGATGTGATGGATCATCACATAATTGCCAACGCGTTTCCATGAGTCATACTTCCATGATGTGTAGGCTGGCAAGTAACCACCTTTGGCCGCATTGAATCTAGCAGCGCCGATACGGTTCATGATTTCAGTATCACCGTTCACAAAAGTACCGTTTTCAGGTGTGAAGCCAGCCGGTACGTTCGAGTTACTTGGTGTCGTTGGCTTTGTGGGATTAGTTGGAGCTGTTGTATTGCCGCTACCATTTTCAGGTAACCCTGTCTTCAAATCTTGTGCAAATTGGGCTTTAGTAATCCCGTGGCTTGCTAAATAACCATATGGGTCTTGATGATCACCCCATACATTATCTGTAATCCATTTATGGGTCACAATTCCATAACCGGTATCTAGATTAGTACTGATACCATACTTAGCAGCTGCATCACGTAGCACATTTACATAAACCGCGTAATCAATCTTAAATTGATTGTTATCGTAGGTGCGGGCTAATTCAACTTGAACGGGCGCATTAGCGTTGCCCCATGTGCCTGCGCCCCAGCTCACATAACCATCAGACCCAACACGATAGACTTGACCACCATCGCCAACTACAAGTTGTGTATAGGCTTGAACTGACGCCCACGCACGCTTCATATACATCGCATTATTGATTGCTGGGGCATAAGTTCCGGTATCGTGGGCAATAATAACTCGGCTATTGGTCCGTTGGCTAGAACCCTCGTTGGCGCCTAGTTGATACGTCGTGTTAACTGAGTAAGCTTGTACCACCCCCGCCATGTTTGTGGCAAATAAAATAGCCGCCCCAAAGGCGACTACTAGTTTATTTAATTTTTTCATTTGAATCTCCCTTCGTGGTGTCGTAGATGACGCCGACTAAGCCTAAGATTGTGAGCACCGTGTTGACGATGCCCTGAATCTGGCCGGCCATGTCGTTGCTGAATTCAATTCCGAAAACCTTGGCCACTTGCTGAACTAACACGATGACTAAAGCCGTCAGCGAAGTCCATAGCACCTTTGAGTGCCAATCTACTTTTTTAATCATTTGTACCCTCCTAAACTTTTTAAGCGTTCGTGATGCCGATCTAGTCGCCGGTCGTGTTCGTCTGCCCGTTCATCCAAACGTTTGATGTCTGTTTTTAAATCAGATAAATTATTATTGAGCTGTTTAAAATTTTGATTAAGCTCTTTAATATCCCCTTGAAATGGCGCGAAAACTGCGTATTTAAAAAGCAGGCTGATTAAGCCTGCAATAAAAGTAATAATCGCAATCAGTGAAGCCCATTCGCCCCAGGATAATCCTCCCAATCCATGCAAGATCGTTCCTCCCTCCAGCCAAATAAAAAGCGACTATTGTTTAGCCGCTACAATTTGTTCATATTGTTCTTGAGTGATTGATTAATCCTAACTTAGTGCTGCTAAAAAACGCCTTTACGCGGCGTAATCAACGCCGGTAATCTCTTTATATTTCTCAACCGTTAAGCCGTAGCCAACGAATACCTTATAATAATTCGGGTCTGTTTGACCCCAGCTCTTAAAAATCTTACACTGCTCATAAACTGTCATCATACTTTAGCAACCCCCTGTTTTAATTTGGCTATATCAGCCGCCTGATACATTAGCATTTGCTGGATAGTAGCCAGGACTGCTGCCTGTGATGCCAATGAATTATTCCCGTTTGCCGGCTCGATAGAGGGACTATCAGGCTTAACAAAATCTGGGTTTTTAATAACTTTATCATCTTGATAAAGATAATAGCCTGGTGCAAAAGCCGAGAAAAAGTCGTCAGGTAAGATTGATTCATCAATCTCAATTGCTGGTGTCAAAACATCGTTCTTATCAAATAAATAAATCTCATCTGCTTTATTAACTGCAATTCTCATTTCTATTCCTCCAATCCCGCATCTTCTAAAAACCAAGTGGTGCCATATCGTAAAAACTTGTAAATTCTGCCATTTTTTAAATTAATATCCTTGTTTCCTGTGAAAATTCCGTTTTCAGGAACACTATAAGAAAATACCCCACCACTTTTTAGTGTTCCAGCCCCTCCGATATATAGAATTTTAATCTCGCAACCCGTGAACCCATTTGACGATTTTGAAAACGGCACAATTGTAGTTAAAGTTGTAGCTGATGTTCCATCCATAACGATCGTTTTAGTGTTTTCTTCGAGCTTAATAACGTTAACATCGCTTATGAGTAGAACTTTCTCATCACGATTAACGTCCTTAGAACTGACTGAGGAAAAGCCTGAAAATTTAGAGGTAAGACTGGCTTCGTCAATGAAGGCTTTAGAAGGCAAATCTGCGAACAAATAATCTAGTTGCTCTTTTGCCGAGTAATCAGTATTCCCTAATGGAGTGAATGGTGAACTAAAATATGCGAAATTCTCAAAAATTCTTGGATATATATATAGCGGTGCGTAATAACCTGGCATTCTAGCTAATAAATGGGCTTCAAATTGTGTCGCTGTCGTATTGTCACCAGCTACTTTTGCAACGATTTTTTTATAAAAAATTTTAAATTCATATTGTGAAACGTAACTTGATGAATGATTTTGGCTATGAATAAAGTGTTGGTCAAGTTCAACAACGAGGTTTTCTTGATCGTCAATATTCATTGTTAACGAAATGTTTCCAAATTCTTTCATCCCACCATACGCACCTTTAGTGACATCAAAAGATAAACCCAGATAACTTATTTCACGATTTCTGTCACTAATTTGATTCACACTTTTACCATCAGAATTAGTATAAACTTTGCTATTGTCGATTTTTATTGTCGCCATATCACACCATTGCCCAGCTAAAGCTCCTGAAGCAGTTTGGTAACTCAAGAACTGATTATATTGTCTATGTGGATCACCATGTCCATTTTCATATTGGCTAGGAATTAAACTGCTGTTTTCTAGCATTATATCAGCCCACCTTTTACATATTTTTTCATTACATTTTCAGCAACCGAAGGCCCCAGCTCATTAAAGAAATGAAATGGATAACCTACCCCATACCATGTAAACCCTATGATATTAGGGTTCTGCGCAAGCCCATTAAAAAAACCTTCCATTGCTAAGGCTGGTGTTTCAAATCTGCCGGTCTGTTGAGTGGGATCACTGGCTTTTGTAAGCTCATTGTCTGATACCAAATGCGCTAGCCCATCATCCGTTGACATCGCACCAGTTTCAGTGACGAATGTTTGCACATTATATTTTTCCTGATAAAAATCAACCATTTCGTGATAAGTTCGTGTATTTCCGGTTCCTAGTCTACGTGGATCAGCTGTATAAAAAACTCTTGCTAATTCATCTACGCTAATTCCGCCAGCGTTATCGGGTTGAACAATTTTATAAGTGTAGCTTGGATAAAAATTCGCTCCCATAAAATCAAGATATTGAGCGATCTGAGCATGCTCTTCGTTGAAGTATTCGTCACCCACTGCTGCATAAGTCAATTTCAAATTTGGATATTGAGAGCGGATTGCCGCCGTTAGAGCTCCCCATTGTTGCATCATCGACGCATCGGTGCAATGATACTGCTCGGTGCCTAAACACAGGATTGGTATTCTATTTGCATCACAAATCCCAGCATAGTGAAGCATTATTTTCCGCCAATTTGTCCAAAAAGCAGTCCAATCGCTTGGATCATATGTTGATCTGTCGAGCCAGTCCATAAATGAAACGCCGATGTGAGGCTTAATCATCGTGACCGATACTCCTGCCGTAGTCGCCTCGCTAATCGCTTTTGTAATAATTGTATCATCAGGCATCTGAACATTTGGATCGTTTTTGTCAGTCACGTTTAGCATAACGACAAAATTGGCTGACAATCCCATATTTGCCAGATGTTTAAATTCAAAATCTGCTGTCGGTGGCCGCACTCCTGCGTTCGGTGTCAAGCCAACCGCTGCGCTTTTATATGTGAGCCGGTGACGGTCGCTTAAAACAAGAGACAATTTTTTATCTATATCTGATTTATTATAGAAATCTCCTTGGCTGTAGTTTTTTAGTATAGTTTGAATGTCTGTGCTCATTGACTTCAGCTTATCGCTGAGACTGTTTAATGTGCCATCAACAATGGTGATGTAATCACTAGCCTGCTCTTGTGTGAAGTCCACCGCTTTCTTGACGACAAAAATAACGTCGAAGGTTGACTCAGCGCCTGAGCTGTCAGAGAAGCTGAAATATGCCGTTGTAACCTTGCCAGCAACAGCAGAAAGCGCGTTAGGAACTCGATAGGTGAACTCACCGCCCGAGGGGTTTGTCATATCGAACCCGTTGCCGTCAGCGATTACCGCTTTGCCATCGGCAGTATTAGCTTTGAACATTGGTTTAAGGCCGTCAAGATAAACAGGAGCCCCGTTATCAGTCACCGAGGCATCAATCACCACGGCGCCAGTTTTATCTCCCTGACGCAAAAATACTGGCTCTGGTGCAATAGAGTTTTTTGAATCAAGAGTTACTTTGTACGTTCTGATCGCCATTGGGTATCATTCCCTCCATTTTTTTCAAATCTTCGTAAGTCTTGCCGGTGTCAACTAAGCGCTGGCTTTCATATCCACGGCGATGGGCTTTAAGCTCCCAGCCAAATGGTGCGTTTGGAGTATCGGACTCAACAACAAAACTCATGTCATCACGCTGTGATACCCATACATGTGCCGCGTTGTATGGTGTGATAAAGACTTGATAATCCATCTCGGTGTTGACCATATCATACACTAGCGGATCAATGTCAATCGTCACAGTGTTATCTTGCCCAGTCTTATTCTCTCCAATATCGCCAACATAGTTTTCAGCGGTTTCATATGCCGGTGTAGCACGGATGCCATCGCGAGTAATTTGTGCGGCGTTTTTCGTACCATTATAAACCGTGAAATTCCCTAGCACTGCGGCACCACTCGGGTTAACTTCGAATTGATTGCCTGCACCGTCATTAGCCGATAATTCGATTTTGCCATTATTCTGTATCCATGCTCCAGTGCTAATGTCGAAGGCAATGTTAGTGTGGCAGTGTCCATAGAGCATGTAGCGCGGGTCTTTAAAAGTTGAATCTTGGGGGATACGAAATATTGGGTAATAAGTACCAGCGCTTCCCCCCGGGCCTCCGCCTTGACTAATGTCTAGTTGATGGCCTGCACCGTTTGCTAGTACAACTCCGATAGGGGCGTTTGTCACTGCGCTAGTAACGGACTCCAACTTCCCCAAGTCTACGCCGTTACTAGTAAATTGTATTTGGCCTCCTGTCAAAGTGATTGCAAAGTTATTATTACTGGAAGTTCGAAACGCAATACCTTCAATCAGATTGCCGTATAACCTGTCGGCAACGACACCATCGGCAGTGATAGCGGATTTAAATGTTTGCCCACCATCTGTTGACACACCTAAGCCAGCGCTATTTAGGATCACTACCTTGTTAGCATCACTCTTATCGACCGCAATGATCCCCTGGTCGGTAAAGTTAAGCTCCGTCCGTGCTGCCAGTAAGTTGTTAGTAGCTAACTGTACTTGCGATGTTAGCCATTCATTTGGAACTGGTATCTTGCCAGCAGCTACGTTTGATAGTGTTGATTGTGATGTCTTCTGTTGTTCAGCAAATGACAGGCTACCACATTCGACTTCTGTTTGGGTTCGTGTGCCGCGAATATCATAGTCGCTAGTTACTTTGATTATTCGAACCTTGTCACTGAAATTAATATTCTCATCAATCACCGTGATATAGTCACCGGGTTTTGCCATCGCATATTTGTAGCCAACAGATTGCAAATCGACAAGATTTAGCGTAAGTGAGATTGCCCAACTCTTGTCAACTTTTTCTTTTACAGCAGTTAGCAAGCTGTCAGCGATTGTGTAACGTTCGTCTGCAACCGGAACTGCTTCAATGGCACCAAACTTCGGATAGTAGTAGTCATATAGTGGTGATTTGTATTCAACCTCTAGACGTGGGCTTGTAGTGTCATTTGGTTTGCTGTACACACCATATCCGCGCCCATAGGTAGCAAAGTTTGTGTTGTCAGTCTGAATCTCTGCTGTATCAAGATTGAACTTCTTGCGAACGATGGTAGATAGATCAGACCCCATGGCTGGCACAACATGAACAGATGTGCCTTCAACCGAGAACTCAACCTTTGCTTGATCGATGATGTCATTGAAGAGCGACAGACGGTCGCTCATTCCCCAGTCTTGCTTTTCAAAAGCCGCAACCGAGGCCGTGTTGTCGTAAGTGTAACCAGTGCCAGCAAACAAAGCATCAAGATAAGTGGAAAATGGGTGAGAACCATTCCATGTTTCATAGAACCCAGTCTTGCTCATCTTATAGAAGAATGCCTGCACAGCGCTAAATGCTACCGTGTTCTCTTTATCATTCTTAGTGTACGTGACAACAACGTATTCTTCACCAAGAAACGATAGCGTCCATCCTTTGGCGATGTTTGCCTTAACATCTTGGCCAAAATAGATTGTCCCAGATAATGACTTCTCACCATTCACCGCATCGGTTTTCTCAATCTCGCACTGGGCTTGATATTCATTGTTTTCAACGTCTGTAAATGTAATCAATAATCACGCCTCCTATGCGTATAGATTTTGAAAACCAAGAATCCGAACTGCCCCCGGCACGTTGCAAGTGATTCGGTTCGGCTTATCTGGTTGTAAAATAAAATAGGCTTTGTTCGTCTTGCTGACGATACTTAGCCCATTCTGGGTGTAACTAAATCCATTCAGCAAAAACACGTCACCAGCGGCAACGGCGTTACTAGAAGTCATTTCAGTGTCTTCTATTTTGAACGACAATGAAGATGCCGAACCATTCGCAGTTAGCTGAACAGTGAACCCTTGTTCAAGCTGATTGCATGGGACAGTCCCTCGGTATGGAACGTTGCTGCTAACATCAATATCGGCCGGTTGTGTTTCACCATATGGCAGCTTTATCGTCTTGAATTCAGCAGTTAGCTTATACAATAGCGCCCCATTGACGTTGCCAACAAGCTCCATCTCAGGTGCTTCCGTATAGACTAGGAACCGCTTGTGTGACGGATAATTGCTCAGCTTGTCGTAGTAACCGCCAGACGTCTCACCCGGCCTTTCCATCGTCACGCTGGGCGTTGCTTTGAGCTGGGTGATGTAATACCCGTCAGGGTCAGAAAGCAGCGCATATAGCTTCTCACGAAGTGTTTCTTCCTCATCAATGTCGTCAGCGCGGTAGTAACCGGTGATGTTGATTGTCTTGTCTGTGTGCCAACCGCCAAAGTCGATATTGCCGTTTCGCTGGTCAAGCTGCTTACTGTTTCGAGTGACAGACGGTGCCGACTCCTCAAAATCAGTAATCAGCACCTTGTACTGGCTCAGGTAGTAGCGGCTACCGTCTAGCTTTTCAATTAATAGATCCATATACTACCCTCCAATCGGTCGGAAGTAGCTGCCGACAGCTGCGTCGTTAGCGTCTGCTTCCTTGACCATGCTATTAATGCCATTCTTATCAACGTTGTTTTGAACGTAGATGTTAGGTGTGATTCGTTCACTTGCATCAATAGACTGCGTGACATCGCCAGAGCTGAACTGTGCACCAGCAGCAGATAGGTTACTAAGATTCATCTGCATACTACTTGAAATGTTTCCGGCTACACTATTGAGCGCAGAAGTTATCGGTCCAGAATTTCGATCAATACCAACTGCAATACCAGCGGGAATATATTTCCCAACTTGTTTAGCCATAACACGTGATGGAGAATGAATCCCTAATGCTCCTTTTATCTTGCTAGTAATTCCACTAGCAATACCTGTAACTTTATCCCACAATGCACCAGCCATTGCACCAATACCATTAATGAGACCGCTGATGATGTTCTTACCTGCACTTATCAACCAACTACCAGCACCGCTGAATAGTCCTTTGATACCGCTAATTCCACCGCTTACAGCGCCTTTTGCACTGTTCATTGATCCACTTATCGTGCTAACAATGCCGTGGAAGATGCTACTTACAACTGACCCTAGGCTTTGCAAACCAGAGGCAAGAACCCTAATCGCTCCTCCGACAAGTGCAATGCCAGCGGCAAGGACAACAAGCCCTGCACCTCCGACAACTCCACCTGCACCTAATACAACGAGAGCAGCACCAGCCAAGGTACCACCAGCAGCCAAAATAACTAATGCAGCTCCATATGCCAGAGCGGCAACTGCACCGGCCGCATCAGCAACCGCATTTGCAGTACCAGCAGCGGCTGCAATTAGTAATGCACCACCAGCAGCGGTACCAGAAGCAGCCACTAAAGCTAGTCCAGCACCAAGAAGCAGACTAGCAGCACCAGCTAATGTAATGCCGGCCGCTAATGCTACCACTCCAGCAGCCAGAACAACAACTGCAACTCCTGCAAGCATAATGGCGGCAGCTGCGATTACTAATCCAGCGCCAAGAACAATTGAACCGGCACCAGCAACTAATGCACCAGCACCGAACACAATCAGTGCTCCGCCTAATGCCAAAATACCGACAGCGGCAGAAGTGCCATAGGTTGCAATTGTCGGCAATTGTGTAGCCAATAACGCAAGCCCAGCGGTTGCTAGTGCAATTCCTGCACCGACAAGTAAGACAGCTGCTCCAAACGCCAACATACCGACTGCACCGGCCGTCAAGGCGGGTGCGATAACAGCAAAGATAATTGCAAGGCCACCGATGGCAACCCCAATTGCTAATACCAACGTTGTTGCGTTTCCGCCGGCGTTCTGAAAGTTTGTTAACGCGGTAACCAATAGAGCGATACCAACTGATGCCATCAAAACTGCTGCACCCATAGCCAAAAGCCCTGCTGCGTTTGCGGTTAGTGTAGGTGCTACCAATTTCAAAACTGCTAGAATGACAACAATCGAAGCTGTCATCGCCGCCAACGCTACAAGACCAGCAGTGCCAGTCTTAGCTAAAGCAGCAACACCGAATGCTAATGCAGCAAATCCGGCTGCTGCTAAGCCAATGCCAAGACCAGCACCGGCGGCTTTTGCACCCATTGCAGCAATCTGACCAGCAGAAGCGCTCATTGGTTTAGGTAGCCCAGATGCACTCTTTCCTAATCCTTTAATTAGCTTTACTGGTGCAGATATAGCAGTAACGAGTTTTCCTAGCATCGTCATCAGCAGTCCACCACCAACAAGAACAATGGCAATCACTGGTGACCAGGCAATCAGCCCTTTGACAAAACCAGCCATTGGACTTTTTGACTTGTTGAGCCACGTTGCAAAATCGCCTAATGCGTTAGCTACTGATTGAATTTGTGGTGCAATTGTACCAATGCTTGTTTTGATTACAGCATCAAACGCGTCTTTCATCTGTGCAAGAGATTGACCAACGTTCTTTGTCATGTTGGCAGAGTTGTCAGATAGGTATTTATTTGCGGCTTTGGCTGAACTGCTGACTTTTCCTAGAGAATCAGAATAGGCGTCCCAACCGGACTTGCCACTCTTGGTCTTTTTCTCAGTCTGAATAAGTAACGGCAGCATAGCTTTGGCACCCGCAGCACCGTATAAGTTAGTCAATGCCGCAACTTTTTGAGACTGACTCATGCCATCAGTCGCTTTTGCAACTTCTTTAAGAATTTGTGGGAACGGCTTAAATTTACCTTGAGCATCTGTGTAAGTGATTCCCAATTCTTGCATTTCTCCGGCAGCCACCTTTGACGGGCGTGCCATCAGAGTTAATGCGTGAGCCAAGTCTTGAGAACCTTGTGCAGCCCCAAGACCAGAATTACTCATCAGCCCAATGGCTGTTGATGTGTCTTTAATGCCAATGCCCAACGTGGCAGCAGTTGAACCAACGTTGGCAAATGCTTGTCCCATGTCTTCAACTTCGGCATTGGACATATTGGCATTTAAGGCTAAAATCGCAGAGTCTTTAGCAGCATTCTTAGCACCACCACCCCAAATGTTCATGGCTTGTTGAACGGTAGTAGCAGTACCGGCCAGATCAGCACCGGCGACTGCAGAAGCCTTGGCAATAGCTGGGAACTCAGTCTTCAAGTCCTTGATTGAGGCACCGTTACGAGCCATTTCAATCATCGCATTTCCGGCATCTTCGGCACTGATTGGGAGGGTTTTACCAAGTGATAAGGCTTCATCCTCAAGATCTTTCATATCGCCTTTTAATGATTTGTTACTTGATCCGGCAATGATGGCCGCCTTGTTAATCGATTCTTGAAAAGTGCCATAGCTTTTAATTGCCATTGCGCTCATAGCGCCTACAGCAACTCCCGCAATCGTGCTCGCTTTACCGATGCTTGCCATAGCTCCACCGACTCGTTGGC